CATTCACTTGAACGATAATGTCTATCACTCAGTCTGCCTTCTTTAGGTGCATTGGGTGCGTCTTCTACGTTCCAGCAGTATTGACAGCCCTCAGGTCGTTGTCCCTCTTTCATCTGCTTGCGTTCTTGTAGTTTGAACTGTGTGTTATGAAGAGCATTTGGGTTCTTCTTCAGTTCATCTAGTGGAATAGCATGTGTAGGTGGGTGATAACAACTATGTGTACGACCTTGTGGCAAATGCAAACTTACTTGCAACCACTTAGCCATACACATTGAAGGTGAAAGAGAATTTAATTTTTGACGTGTCGCTTGCGCATCGTCATCATAATTTGACATTTAATGTCCGCTCCAGCCTGTTGTCTTTTCTGTTGCCATTGGATTCTTTACTCTTGGTGGATTTGTATAAACCCGCTTAAAGAATGCAGCTACTTCTGGTGTTGGATCACAAAGTTCCATACCAATCTTATCAACTAAGATATCGCCAATACGTAGACATTCATCAAACAATTTATCATAGTCCCATTCTACTTTTGTATTCTCGCATTTCATTTCGCCGCCTGAGAACTTAGGTAATACTTCGTTCTCGAAATACTCTTTGAACCAATCATAGCTAGAAATGTTTTCTAGTACAAAATCATCATTCAAGTTCATATCATAACAGCCCAAACGTGCACCGAACAATGCCCAGATACCGTTCTCTACATCAGAACCAATGTTACACCATGTGATTAGACGCTCGTAATTCTTAGGCCAGATACGTTTCTTAAAGTCTTCTACTGGAACTTTCTTACCTTCGTCAAGTGACATTTTAGCACCTTCACGATACCCTGCACGAAATGCTTGGAACGGTGAACCTGCATTGTATACTAGTGAGTATACATTGTTCATCTGAATATAGTTCAAATCCCAACAGAAGTCAACCTTTTTAGTTTCATCTTCTGCATTTTCATGTGTCTTCATATCTAACACAAGTTGTACAGGCCAACACTTAATGCCGCCATTACCGTAGACTAGACCGTTAACAACATTCTTTGCCGACCATGAAATAACTGAGTTAGCTAAATCTGTACCTTCTGGGAATGTAAGTTTAATATCAAAGAACTTTTCGTCAACAATATTATCACCATCAATAGTAATAAAACGATCAGTATCACTTTGTCTTGCACATTCTTTGTGTGCGTTATCAAATCCTTTTACACCGTCTACACGTTTAGCAAACGGAAACTTCTGTAAGATGTCCGCCCAGTGTTTCTCTTTATTAGGTTCATCGTAACTTAGATAAAAAACATCTAGTTCGCCAATTTCTAATTCCATTATTATACTCTCCTTAACGAATAACTGTCGAAGTACTTACGAGTGTAAATACTTATATTGTATTTATAGTCGTAGTTAATAGTTACTTTTTCACCACTCAACAAATCACTAAACTTAATCATTTGCATACTGATAAGAAACTCTGGCCTATCTTTGTGCGTAATGAAGAATGGATGTGTGTCTGTTCCGGCGACTATAACGGATTGGTTCTTGTCTACATTTGAACGTTCTACAAGTCCAGCACTTGCACTGATAACAATAGCATCTTCTGTCATTTCTATATTAATGTCAGCGCCGTCAAGTTCTGTAATCTTTGTTATCTGATTTTCAGAACTACGTTGCTTAATATTGACCTTACGCTTTACAATATCGTATATCAATGGATTGACGTTGCGCTTTATAGTGTAGTCCGAAAACTTATACGTGCCATCTATGAACGGAAGAATATCATCTAGTTCAAACATTGCATACATGTTATCAGTATCGTCAGTTCTTCCACTGATACTTGTTATAGTACCAGTGTCATCAAAGTATACATATCTGTTTGTTCTGTTTTCTTCTAATGTACTTGTAATCATAGAACTGCCTTTTCGTAAGTCGCAATCTTTTCTTGTGTCATCCATTCTTTCTGTACATAATGTACTGGAAGATTTTGAACAAAGTTGCCTATGCGAACTTCAAGATTGTCTGATAATTCACTTGGAATACTCTTTGTCCAGATGTTATCAATCTTTGTTCGTTCAATGTTCTGAACGTGAGACTTCATATGCACAAATGTAGGAACATCCTTAATATCATAATCGCACACAACTTCTTCAATGTCAAGTAGTTTAATTGCAAGAGCATATGCCATATCAGCACTCATCCAGTTCTGACCAATACCTTTAAGGAACTTGTCATAGTAAACATTCCAATGTGTCATGATAAGCTCAACCATACGAAAAAATTCATATGCTGGTTGGGTCTTCTTAAAGTATGAGAAGTTACTGTATACATCTGGTAGTTCTAGTTCTGTAAACTTCTTGCGATAGAAATCATCTACAACATCTTCGCCACGAAATGTTTTTACATTTGTACAACACCATACGTCTTTAGTAGCTAGATAATCCCACCAATGATCCACACTATGTGTAAACACCATATCACTATCTAAGATAATTGTTTCATCAAACGGAGACATATGAATGTATTTCCATTTGTTATGGATTTTCCAGTTGTCTGTACCAGCATCATCGTTCCAAGGAATGTCTACAATATGATCGAAAACTTTGCGATGCTTATCTTGTACTAAACCCTTAGTGTATTCATCTACGCATACACAAATTGCGTTCTCACGCTGTGTGGCTTTTAGACTAAGTGCTAGAGCGTATGTCATTTCTAGATAGTCAAACTCATTATTGTTTTGAGCTATTACAATATAACCTCTACTCATAATGTTTCTCCTAGTTCTAACATCGTATCTACATTACGTTCAATCGCACGTTTATTCATAATATGCAAATCTGTATTAGTGAAGCGGGACAATAAATGTTCTTCGATTGTTTCTGCTTTAGCACAATACATGATAACATCATTTGCACTGTTTACTCTAAAGATATCATCTAAGTCAAATGAATTGTTAAGATAATCAATTGGAAGTGACGGGGCTTTAAATGATACGTTACCATTTAACATATGTAATGCAATAGCAAATGCAAAATCATTTCTAAACAAGTTACCAGAGCAATTGTATAGAGCATAATAGTATTTGTAATTGTACTTGATATGTGTGATTAGATTGAATAAGTTTTCTGCGAACTCGCTCTTTCTAAAAAAGAATACTGTTGCCCAACACATTGGAATAGTAAAATCATCAATATAGGAAACATTACCGCCATGTCTACCAGCAATGTCCCTATATTGATAATTAATCATGAAGTCATTCTCGCTTCCCCATACCTGGTCAAGAGTATCACTCATTATAAAGTAATCACAATCAATGACTAAGGTTTCTTCATATGGTGAAAGTTCATATACTTCACTACGTCCCATATTTTTGAAAGACGCATACTCAGGACTATTCGCAGTATCTTTGAATAGTCTAGTATTCTCTGGTTGAAAGTTATCTGAAATAATAGTTCTGTCGAAATATCGTTTGATTAGTTCTGGATGTTCATCTGCTGATGCGCCATCAGTGACTAGACAGATTTCATCAAATTCACTAAGATTTTTTCTAGCGTATCCAGCACTTGCACATGCAATTTTTACATAATCAACGTAACCATTATTTCTTGCAAAAAGAATAATACCACGCATTAGATTTCAAGTACCTTTTCAATTTTACGAGAGCTACGTAACTTTTGATAGTCATTGTAGTATTCGTTAATTACTTCAAAGTAAAGACTGCTAATGTCTTCTAAGAACTTTGTAGTATCATCGATTTGAATTGGAATATCATTCTTATCTAATAGAATTAAACTTGATTTGCCAGATGTCACAGCCATATTTACAAAAGCAATCAACTCTTGCGATACACGAAATGTACCACCGTTTGTGCTATAAGACAATAGGTTCTGTGTCTTGACTTTAAGATTATTCTTAGCCAAGTTAAATGTTTGCATTGTATTTGAAAAGTCTAGTGCTTTAGCAAGACGTTCTTGCTCTTCGCTAGAGGAATTAATAATTTCGTTTGACATGGTTATATTCTCCTAATATTACTTCTATTATATAGAATTATTAGTCAAATGTCAAGTATTAAAGTTCAGAAATATGAGAGTATGTTGGTGTAGGAGATACAACGCCGTTGCCCGATACATCATTGTCATCTGCACGTTGTTGGTCAATCGTTACAGTAAGTGTGCCTTCGGTATAATCAGTGCCTGTCCAAGCGCCGCCGCCGTCGTTTGTCCATGTGCCAGTATCTGATACGTGTCCATCGTTGTATTGAATTTTGATATCAACTGCGGCGCCGTTTGTTCTTGCATATACATTAAGTTGGTTCTGCACGTAATCACCAGTGCCACCTTTTGTATACACAAGTGCGTATGTTGCTGTTAAACCAGTAAATCCTACACCCGGAGTACCAACACTTGCTGAACTCTCTGTAGAATTATTTGATAGTTTAACCATTGCAATCGCTGTAAGTAAATCAGCCCATGAATCACTTTGTGCGTGTGATACATCATAACCTGTTAATTCTGTAGACAAACGAATTTCACCGCCTGAGTTAAAGAAGTTACGCATCGCGTCTGTATCTGCAAATGTAGTTTTGAATTCGTAATTTTGTGGGTTATTTGAATTATCCCAATGATTGCCTGTCGTTGCAGGATCTACGAATGTCTTTGATGACGAAATTTTGTTTGTCTCAAGCGTCATCAAAGAGATGTCGTAGTTTAATTTGTTAGCACGAACACTTGTAATATCTGCTTCAAGTGTAGGAATAAGTTCAATGATTCTATTAGGTGCCGGAAAGTCAGGGTCTGTTGTGACTGTAGGTATACTAATAGTCGTAGCTTGGTGTAAAGCGGCGAATTTTATAGATGTTAATAATTCATCCCAATTCGCCGCTCTGACTTTTGAACCAGCAGTCACAAGAGTCACTAGTAGCTGTGATTGGCCATAACCTGAATCACCTGCCCCTAATCCAACAATCTCATTAATATCATTTGCGAAACCATTGAAATCAGATGCTCTGATTTTGCCTCCCAGATAGTAACTTTGTGGTGCCATTTAATTTGTCCTCAATATATTATTCTTTTATTATAGTGTATTTGTAACTGTGAAAGATGGATTAGTTATGCCTACTGATCCGCTTGCGTTTGTAAGTTTTAATGAAGACACATTAACAGTTGATGTACCTGGAACTGTATCTTGACCAGTCCATGACCATGCACCGGCATAACCTGAACCAGAACCACTACGTGCTACGTGAGCGTCTACTAGACGTACTGTAACATAGATGTCTGAACCTGACTTATATGCAGAGATATCTGCATAGTTAGATGAATAATCACCATCGTTAGCATACTCGCGTTTGATGTATGCATTTGATGTTGATAAATCTGAATACTTTTTACGTGTTGATGTATCAATATTAGTTGAATCTGTTGCACGTGCTGAAATGCGATATGTTCCCACTTCTGATGTTAACTGTTCCCATGACGTACCTTGTTGATTACTAGTTGTGTCACTGTGTGACATTGAAATACGAATTTCGCCGCCTGCAGCGAACCACGCATCCATAGTTGCAGTTGAACCAAAAGAAATACGTGTTACTGTATCACGTGTGCCGTTCCAGTTAGAAACAGTCTGCGATGTTTCTGTTACTGCTGACATATCCCAACCTGAAGAATAACTCCATGGTGAATTGAAACGTGTGTTGATATCACTTTCGAATGTTGCTGCTGCACCTGCATAGTGTGACCATGCAACTGTTGTACCAGCATTTACTGCTGTGAATGGGTTTGCAATATTGTAATAGTTTGAAATTTTTGCTGCCGCCGAGAAAATTGAATCGAAGTATGCATCATCGATTAAATTACCTGTAACTGGGTTGCCAGCAATTGAGTGACCTTGATTGTAGCCGCCAAGAACACCTGTTCCGTTAAGAATAGTGTTCATTTTGGTACGTAGGCTTGCAAATGGGTCATTTGCGTTAATAGTTGATCCTACAGCCATATTTTTGCTCCTAAGTTGACTAGTCGTTTAGTTGGCTTGCGCCGTTAAAAACCAAGAAAGATTTTCCGGATTCTTTCTTAATTAATTTGTATTGTAACCGTGTAATCGATTACTATTGTTCTATTCGCCGATAGTAACACTGGATGGAAAGTCACGTGTGTTAGCATCAATGTTTTATCTTCGTCCAAATCTGACCAATCGTTTGTATCATTGATTAAATTGCCAGATAATAGTGCAATTTCATCAAATGTGAAAGTTTCTGATACTGTTGAATCGTTCTCTGGAACTGTTTCGTTATTCATATCAGCATATTGCTGATGATCCATTTCTACTCTAAAATTAATCTTTGATGTATTATCTGGGACAATCTCGCCTTCTCCCATATCTTGTCCTGGGAAATAAACTGTATTGTCTGTTCTTTGTTGATAAGTTTTAGCGTATAATGTTGAATTACTTGAAGTGATAGGTAGTTGGTCGTAAATACCAAATACTCTAGGAGAGCGATATGAAAGTGTTGTAGTTGAACTGCTACCACCGTTGCCGAATGCCATCCAATTTACAAAAGGTGCAGAACCGCCGGTATTTACATCAACTGCGGATCCCGCTAATGCACTTGCAAGCACATATGCCATGTTACCTGGGTGAATGGCATTCCTCTTTTGTACAAGAATGTCACCACTATCTTTATCAAAGATTTTAAGTGTGCCGATAACTTGTGATTTAATATCTTCGTTAAACATTCATATCTCTCTTTTTTCAAATTCTAAGTATATTTATCATTTTACCTTAGATGTCTTTTCTTATGTGTCCTCATGTGAGTAAATTTGATCCGGAGCACCTAATACGTAAATTGTATTGCCATTATCTACACTTGTAGCAACACCATTATAGAGGCCGCGCTCTGAAATTCTCAGATTATTTGTAGATTTGCTATCGTATACCATGAACTCTACGTTTCCATTAACATCTTCAACAGCGACTAAACGTATAGTTTTAGATTTTGCCGCTTTGAATTTAGATGCTTGATCAACAACTAGAGTTTCGCCATCGAATGATGAAATTGTACTAGTGTCAGTAACAGGAATGTGATATCCTCTTCCAAACTTATCATACACATAAAACTCTTTTTTGTCAAGTGTTGTTCTTGTTCCATCTGTGAATGTATCTACTGTTACGATTGAAGCATCTCTCGCCGATGCACTAAATTCACCAGTATCAAATCCGTCTGCACTGTATGTATATTCAATATCATTGCGTAGGAACTTTCCACCTAGATATTCACCGTCTACCAATGGCTCAAATAAACTTGTGTCTGTTACTTCTTCATCGCCGCCGTCAATGCCGTTAAGTTCAAATCTACTATGTTCACCAAAGAACTTAGTGATGTGCATATGATGCAATGCATCAACTGTTAGGTCTGCTGTTTCATCTGTGGGATAGATACGTTCTGTTTTTCTGATCTTTGTGTGATATGGTTTCGTTTCCATTACATAATCAATTGTGTCTTGATATGAATCACGCTGATAGATTGCATATTGACGCAACGGCTTATTGAACATTGTTAAGTCGATGTAACTAGTTTTAAATATCCACTCTGGATGTGTTCTTTCTGTATACATGTATTCAATCATATCAAAGAACACTGATTTAATTTCTGAAACTTCTGCATATTCATAAATCATATTCATTAATTCGTGCAATTGTACACTAATCTGATTAGCTGTTAACTCTGTAATACTAAAATCTAAATCAAGAACTGAATTAGCTTTGTGTACTAGTCTAATTTCTCCGTCAACTGGGAAATAGTATTCATCGCCATCATTTGACAGTTCGACTTTGAATGACGATACTCCAGTCTTATGTAACGCAATCATATCAATGTTGCGAGTACGGGACAGATATTCAAATGTCTCAATCGTTTCATACTCTTCTGCATAATGCCAATTATTTGTTGCAAATATACCGTGGTCTAATACAATATAATCTTTATACATTGGGAAGTCAGTTGCAATCATTCTTTTAGATAGTGTAGAAAGAATACTACTTGCAAAGTTATCCCTTGCTTCTGTAATATTTGCAAACCAACTATCGTATTCAGAAACATGATATACACGCACCACGTCATCTTCTAATATGTCTACTGATGCAAGTATCATCACTTCATTAACATTAATAACAAAGTCATCATTTGTTACAATTGTGTTATTAACTGTAATTACGATATCATCACTAGTAAGTGAATTGTCACCAATCCAATCATATGAGAATATAACACCAGTAGGAGTGATATCTGTTGCTGATACTTCAAACTGTTCGTAATGAGAAATTTTATTGTTTGCAATAGAATTCTTAAGGTCTTGTAAGAATATATCTTCTAATGGCGCACTTGATTTGCGTGAAACTAGTTCCCAATCAGTGTGGTGTGTTTCTCTATTATTGTCTATATTGTATTCGATTGAATACGTAATTGTATCCGATGTTAGTATATTTGCATTATTAGAAACGATAACTGTATCACCGTCAACTGGGAAGAATTTGTTTACAGTTGTCGGTGAGGCAATCATCATTGAGATTTCTTCAACTGAAAACTCTTTTGTATATCTTGCTTCATCACCAGTTGCAATCCAGTAATAATACTTTGTTACAGTTTTATTTTTTATACTGTCAAAATATATTTCTGTATTGAATTGTGAAACTCCGTCTGGAAGTTTTTCACTTGTTACCCACTGTTTCACTACTACATCTGAACCTGGGACAATCTTACCCCAGAAACGTTTTGCATAATCAATATCGATGTTGCCATTTGCATCACCATAATCATCATATCTATAATAACGTGTTAGATTAGTATCCCACCAGATTTTACCTAACGATTGTGATAACCACAAATCATTATTAAGTGTAACGTCATATTTTGCCGGATCGTTCCAGTCTACATAATCTATATCTTTAGCAATCGAACCTGCAATCTTAAAGTTGATTGGGTCAAACAATTGATAATCGTAGAATTCGTCACCAGATTTTGCAACTATGCGATTTACATAATCAGTGTTTATTGGTGTTGCACGTCTATTTAAAATATGAAGTGTTCCATACTCGTCACGATTCAACACTGCCCAACCAGAATTTAAATACTCATCTGCCCAGATTAAACTTGTATCGTTTAGTCCAAGTTCTGCATAGAACTCATCGAAATCATCACCATTAAATCTAGGAGTAAATCGAACAGATTTCCAGCGCATTACTTTGAAGTCTGCGTTACTAGTAACACTTGTATATTCGTTTGATAGTCCAATCTTATCAAGCATCGCTTGTGTTGTACCAGAGAATGTCATTGTGTTGTTTTCACTTGTGAAAATCATTCTACCATCACTTGAAATATTAACTGTAACATTATCAGATGCATCATTAATTTGCTCTTTAAATTCTGCTGCACTAGAACTTAGTGTATTCGTATTACTATAAGTTCCAACTGCTATTCCCAAATCATTCCAAGCATTGCCAGTAATATCACTTAGAACGACACTACTCTCATCACTTGTGATTAAAACACGTCTATCAAATTCTTGCGCTATTGTTCCTGGCAAGCTACTTAGTGCTGTATTCAAATCTGTAATAATGCTATCAATAGAATCTACTTCTACTGATGTTTGTGCAAAGCCAAGTCGCAACATTGATCCAGGAGTAGAAGAATTTTCTTCAATGAGAATACTAGCAGCATTAGAAGAAATCTTTAACTTTCCAACTACAACTGATGCTGTGATGTTAGGAATGTTAAGTGAATTTATTTGTTGTGCAATACTAGATGCTGTTGGATTAGAATTAGTTTCATATGTATTTGATGGGAACCCCAAGTCATTGAATGCCGATCCTGACAACGTAAGTTCATCTTCATTAGTTTCAATAATTAATACATCGCCTGATATATAAGAATCTAAGTATGTTAATGAATTTAAGTCATCTGCTATATTTGCAAGTTTGCTCTCAATAATAGAACTAGAACCAAAGCCAATATCAAGTAATGCGTTACCCGTCATCGTAAGTTGTGCTGTAGAACTAGTAACTACGACAAAAGCAAAACTGTTAATTGCAGCTGTTACTGGTGCGCCACTTGAATTGATTTCATCGATAATATTTTGTGTATCAAGCACAACTGCATTATGCGCTAGTGTGATTTCTACACTTTCACCGCCCGCCATTGCAGGTGTATTAATTGTAACTACTTGTCCAACTACTGTAAAGTCTGTAGTTGTTACACTATCTACTGTTACTGATGCTACACTCCAAGTAGTAGGAGAAAGTGTTTGTTGGGTAATAGTAAAATCTGTTTGTACTGCGATAGCAGAGAACGTTTCAGTTTCATCTGCCGGAGTTGCAGGAACGTCAAAGTTGACTGTTACACCATTAATTCTAATTTGCTTTGTTTCTGTGATTGTAGGATTTGAAATTGAGCCAAAAACTTGTATATCTCTAACTGTAACTGTGTCATTATTTCCATTAGATGATATATCTAATTCTTTGCCTGTATCTATATCTGTAGTAGTCGTAGCTGTACTTTCTACACGTATACTTTGTGACGCACTGTAGTCAATAGTAACTGTTTCGCCATCGATATCTATTTTGTCACCTGCTTCACTCACTACATTCTGTGTTGCTGTTGCATTGGTTCCGCTAAATGTAACTAGTGTATTTGTATTTGCAATCAAACCGTCATCGCCATATACAACAATACGAACTTGTTCACCTTCACTTACGATTGGGTCTGCGGTTGCAGTATTTCCACCTATCGATATACCTGCGCTTGTACTACCTGTACCCGGTGCATATGTAAATATCTCACCATCAATAACAAGTGTGTCACCCGAAAGAATAGTAGGGCTAGAAACATAACCAATTGCTTCAACCCCAACTGAACCTGATGTTGGGATATAAACTGAGTTGTCTGTTGTTGTATCGATTTCAACAATAAGCGGCTCGTATGTTTGGTCAAATACTAAGTATTCATAAACCGTGACACCATTGGACATACGTGTTCCATCATTGACAAGATAATAATTACCTTGAATTTCTGGGTCTACGTTACCGTTAATGATTTTAAGATAAACTGGTTCGCTTGTATTAACTTCATTTGTTAGTGCAATTCTTAACTGACCGTCAGATGTTTCACTGATAAAGTTAATTTCAGCAACTTCACTTAATCTCTTAACATCCCAATCACGTTCTGTATCAAATCTTACCCATGCAAGATCACCTTCATAATATGGAAGCGTAGAAGTTACTAGAGTATCTGAATCTTGCACAACATAATTAACATCTGATGGGTCAACGTAACCAGAAGTTTTAATTGCTACTCGTTTACCAAACTCAACTGTTGGAATTTTGTTATCCGTATTAAAGTGAACAACATGCGGATCACTTACAATATCAATTGTATTGATTGTAGAAGAAACTGATAGGTTGTTATCAAGTTTACCATAATCAGCAATCTTAATAGCCCACATATCACGATGTTTCAAGTCTTCAAAGTTAGAATTGAAATTAATAATTCTATTGATACTTGAAACCGTTGACTTGCCAGCCAAGAACCCTTTATAGAATTCTAACTGAGACTCACGCTCTACGCCATGATTAGTAAGATAAGTTCTCGGAGAGTATCCGATTTGATTTGATTTCAAGTTGTTTATGTTCTTTAGACTTTGGTCTACGATTGTATCTCTATAGTAACGTGTCTCGCCTACCATTGTTTCTAAGTTAGGAACAAGTTCGTTCTCATACACAATGTAACCATCTGCTGCAAGTGTACCGTCCCAATCTGTTGTTCTGTTACAATCTACAATCATGCGCAGGTTTCTGTTGTGCGAGAATGGATCATAAATTACGTCACCGTAACTGTCTACTCTATCAACGACAAACGCTTGCTCGATATCTGCTATATCCAGTTTTATACCATACACTGGTGTCGTACTTTCCCAAGTAATTTTTGAACCATCTGAATTAAATTTAATATCTGTATCTGGAAGTTGTCTGCCATTTTCATCTACAACACGATAGTAGTTTTTATTTGTTTCTCTACCTACAGTTGCAACACCGTAAGGAGCTTCAAATGATCCACTTAGTAGTATTGGAGTTAATGTAATGAAGTCTCCCGGCTGATGTAATTCTGCACTCCAGTCTAAGAATTTCTCTAACAATCTTTCAAAGTCAACAACACGATTGTCTTCATCTACGTCAGTGAAGTCCCAGCCGATTGCTTTAAGGTATGATTGATACCCAACCATTAACTGTGCTACTTCATCGCGTGTATTAAGAATATCACCATAGTTATATGATTTGATTTGATCTAGTAAAGTTTCACTGTATCCATTAGCTTCTACTTTGTTTACTCTAGGCCATTCTGGAAGTAGCTTCCAGTTTTTAATATCGTCATCAAATAGTGAACTAGCTGTATGATTAACTAGCGAAACATATGGCTTGCTATTGTAAACTGTATAACTATCTTGTCTGTAGTATTCGCCACTTGACCAAACATTGATATTAGCTTGGTCGCCGTCTGTTGACCATACTTTTTTCTTACTTGTTTTATCCCAATCTAAAGTAAAGAACATAGGATTGTAATCATCATAACCGTGAATACGATATCCAAACTCACGTGTCTTGGGTTGTGATATCAGTGTCCACATTGAATAATCAAATTTAATTGAGTTTGCTGTTTCTTTAGCACTCTCACCAGTTGTTTTACGTTTGTAATATTTGTGATCGTATGGATTCAATACAATATCACCTGCATTATAAGTTGCAGTATCGTTCATATCATATGTTGGGTACGCTACGTCTGTGGAAACTTTTTCGATTACGATTGCAGAAAAACTTTCTGAACGATTAGGTTCACCTGCGTGTACAAATAAGTCGTAATTGTCACTAGGAATGTCGGTATAGAGACTATTAGATAAACTTGAATTCTCAGATGATAGTTTAAAGTTATTAACGAAACCACCTAGCTTTGAACCTAATTTAAATTCATATTGTTCACGCTGTGCTGTGATAGCAGATGTACTAAACCCTTCACGTGCATGATAATATGAAATGATATTATCTACTTGTGTCGCATAATTATCTAATACTTCGAATGGCTTAGTCAAAATCATTAGTAAGAATTCTGCAAAAGCATATTCACTACTACGTCTCCATGCCATCTCAACAGGAGATCCGTCTCCGAATTCCCAATCTTGATCCATAGTTGAAATTTCTGCTGTTGTAATCGCGCCGCCAAAAAACAAATCGTTCATAGTAGCAATTTGCCCGTAGCTATCTACTGGTACTGGCCAGTCTTTGTCGTATGCAGCTTTTAGATTTTCCCAAAAAGAAATCTGTGTATAATTAGTGCCATGTACATCAAAGTTATCTGGTTTCTGTGATAGACCAACTGTTACCCACGGTTCAACTACTGGGTTGTCTGTGCCATATACATATTGTAAAATGCCGCGCCAATGTCCAGGTGATTGCTCGTTGATAGAACGATAGTTCCATGTCTTCCAGTTGTCTGGGTCGAATGTATCATTATATAGATTATCGATATTATTTCTAATCATCCACTTCTTAAAGAATGGATACTGTATATATTTTTTCTCTGCAATTGAATATTCAATTGTTGCATCACGGTACACACCGTAGTCGAAATGCTTAATCGCATAGTCTGATGTAGAAGATGCAATTCTATTATATACAAGAGTTTCGAATTCTAGTAGAATATCATCTGTTCTATCGCCCCACGCTGGTGTTACAGAACCATCATGACCTATAATCATTTCAGTTGTCGGGATGTATTCGATATCAGTTACACGTCTTGGAACATATAATGCATTGATATCCAACTTAGTTGAACTAGGCGGAATAAATGTTTCAGAGATTTTTTCAAAATATCTTATCTGTATCTCATCATCTGCTTGCGCAGTATATTCAACAAATACAATTTCACTGCCTTGAAGTTCATAATCTGTGATATTCTTTTGTAGAACGCCATTAAGATATACAGAAAGTTTTTCTGCATCAATAACATCTGCAATCATATTATCAGGTATCGGCTGAAAACGGGACCCAACAACAATATCAATATCACCTAAGGTATAGTGACTTAGTGCGTCACCAAAATTAATCATTGCAGTTCCGTCAAATACACTAATACTTGAACGCTTTGCTAGTGAGATTTCTTTAATCGCTTGTTCTAAAATTTCAGTAGTTGTTTTTGTATCACTGCTAGTATCTTCTAGTATATCTCTTATAACTGTTACTAATTTATTTTTATAACTGTTATATGCCGATGACAAGAACTCAACAGACTTAACTGGATCATAGTCATCACGTGTTACTGCAAAGTATGCTTTCTTAATATCGATAGAATTGCGAACTAACACACTGCCCAAATTATTGAAACGTGTCTTGTCTGTGTTATCACCTAGCTGTCTAAAGTTGTTTACGCCATTAGCTTCGCCAGTTAGTCCTTCAGTTGTTTCAATTAATCTAATCATATGTTCATAGACAGTTGAATACGTCATTTCTTTAAGGTTGTGATATTCATTATCTGTGTTATACTCAATCGATGGGTCAACACGTTGCCACACAAAGTCACCATCTACTACAACATTATCCGCTGTAGCATAATCAATATACACATACCCTTCAACTGCATTATCAAATTCAATTACACTGTTTGAATATGTGTAGTTACCAAGTTTTTTGATACCATCTACATATACATCAATATCATTTTCACTTAATGCTGCTTGTGTAAGTTCTACTCGCTCTACAGATCCAGTGCCAACTTCATGTCGTAGATTTCTGTAATTAAATTCACATTCTACATACATAGGCTTAGAATAGTTTACACCAACTGGCAAGTCAATTCTGAAATTAAATTCACTGTTATAATCACCTGCTTTTAATTTTGCATTAAGACCAAGTTCAATATCAAGTGGGTGTAAGTCACTAGTGACATATTCGAAAATACTATAATTGTTTCCATCATCTGCTACAAATTTTGGTGCAACCCATACGTCATCTGTTACACCATTTGCTAGTTCAACGTTAGCACCGAATTCAATAATAGGGCGTTTTGCCTGTTCGATATATTGTTTATTCTCACTTGTGATAAACTCACGAATATCATCATAGTGATACCACGCATTGTTATCACTCCACCAGTTACTGGTTGCTGCTTTATCAATTGTAACATAGTGTTTATGTATACTATCTTGCGTACCGTCTACAAAAAATCCAGGACTTACCCAATAATATAAACTCCAGTTTACAAACTTGTCTGCATCAATCGGTAAATTCACAGTAAAAGACTTTGACTTAAACAATCTTCTATGGTCGTTTGTCAGCATACCTTTATTAAACATTGCATTCAACAAGTCATCATAGTACACGTTGTCATTTATATTGGTATTTGAGAATACAGGTTCTAGTCCGTAATTGTCACGCTGAAACAAATGTTCGGGGAATGACATGTAAACATCTTTGTCACTGTAAATACCTTTCTCTTTTCTGCCAAGGAATGCTTTTTCTTTTCGCATTGATCCTTTAGAGAACGCACGTTCTAGTGTAGCATCGAAGATACTTTCTAGTTCACTGTTGCGTAAGTGTGCTGGGAGAAAGTTATATATTTTATTCGCCATTCTTATTCACCTGTTAATTCATTGTCTGCGATTGATGAAATGATTTTTACATCTTTTGATGTTACTACGCTCAAGAAAATCTCATGCGGTTCACAATTAATACTTAGCAAGTTCTTGAAATCGTTTCCTGCATACTTTGGAGTAATCACAACACTTGAAATATAATCTGAAAGTTCTTGGTGTAGATATGCTGCTAATTCTGAGAAGTAGAATTGATCCCCAAAATCCCAGTTATCTAAGTTAAAATATTCATTAACTTTTTTAGCAACTACACTTTTGATTTCACTATTAGTGTAAGCGGTACCACGTTTAGCAATAACTTTGAATACTGCTTGATTTTCTGCATCTGCATACTCACCGAACAGCATCTTAAACTTAACTGGAATATAACTTACATGGTCTCCGATAGCTGCTTTATCTTCAATAGATTCCATAACCTTACGAAGTTCGAAGTTATTCGGAGATGATGGGATAACATCGCTGAACCCATTAGCAATCCATTCATTAATATTTCTAACATAATCTGCTGTAAGAACATACATATCGATAATGTTACTTGTACTTGGGTCAATGCGTTTATCTTTATCTGCATAATGGTCCCAGCGGAAACTCATGAACGTGTCCTCGACATAACTACGACCCATAACTACACGATAATGAACACCGTTATAATCAATTTCAGTTCCATCTTCATTCACTACCCCATATTCAAAGCTAGTAGTCCATATACCTGAAATCTTACGCTTCCAAACATTTGTTTCTGGGTTGTACCAAATAATAGCGGTAGACGGAAGTGCTTCAGTGTCAGTTGCTGCAATCGCACGGCTTGATACTTTTTCGTAAACAACATCATCTTGTGTGTAATCTTCAAGTATAATGTAAGATGCGACTTCGCCATCGAACACATTAAGAATACCATGCGGATCCTTTTCTGAGTCCATATGTATCACTTTAACCTTCGAATAATCTGTATAGCCCGCATCGGTAATAAATTTATCATATACATAACTTTGTACATCTTTATATGATTGTACTTTTACATTAGTTCTATATGTAACATCAACTGCTGCTTCCACTTTAACTGTAAATATTGATAGGTCTGCGATGCCCACTCCTGCAATACTCACATCAAGTAGGGTGCCTTCACCAGGATCAAATGTCCAGAATGTAATTGTATATGTTGATGCATCTACTTCTAGATCCCAATGATCTCTAGAAACAAACGCGCCATTTGGCATCTGAATTAATATGCCTTCTTCTGTTAAAACTGTAGTAGAATTAAAAACGATTTTACCATACGCTAACTGTTTCCACTTAACGTCATTATCATTTAAGTCAATGCCCCAACCATCATTTCTTGGGAATTCAAAATCATACATGCTACCGTTAACTGTAGTGAAATACTCAGTCTGTACCCCAATCATTGGGTGTGATGCAGTGTCAATTGTTTCACCTTCTGGAAGCTCGTTTTGGTCTACCCAAATAAAGTTTGAACTGTCACTTGCGTCTGAGAAATATGATGAACTAGGAGTTCCTTTAAATCCAGTGTCAAGTAAATCTGCTGAACTCAATGTTACTGTAGAAGATGTTGATGCAACATTTGCGGCATCTGACGTTTCGACATTAACTGCTAGAGCAGGATAAACATACTCATCACTTTCTACAAAATCTACATCATTTTCTACTACACTAGATTCGCCCACAAACCCAGATGTATCTGCGATATCAAATGAGATTACATATTGTGGATCTTCTCCGATGATCGGTACATCGCCATTTACATCTAATTCAGGAGTTACCTGATATTCAATGCCCAGCGGAGATACCAAATAATGCTGTGTACTTCTGTGTACAATTTGTCCTGGGTGCCCGTTGATAAATTCTAAAGTCTCATTTGCACCGGTGTACTGATATACCGCATCAAACGTTGCGCCGCTACCGTCTTGTACATAGTTAGTAATTGGTGCGTGTCCGATTGCAACTGTATCTGTTTGCACATTATCTACTGCAACTGAATCAGCTTGCACATCATAGTAGTTAATTAGAAGCTGATCACGTTCTGCTAAATTAGTTTCATTGTCAACAACCATTTCATTATTGCCATAATAGAATTTAACTTGGTCGTTACTTTCAAAAACAATTCTTTTACCTGTGAAACTTACTGTGTATTCTGCTTCGTTATCTCTAATACCTGGATTATATGTCAGTTCTAAAAATACATCTGTGCCTGGAACAAGTGTTGTTGTTTCATCGTGAATTTCCCAACCCCACTTTACTCCATCAAATACATATTTGATAATAAATGATGACACCGAAAGGTCTTCAATCTTTTGAGATTTAATACTTGCAATTTCTGTATCTTCAAAACGTGTTCTATAACCTCTAACGATAGCTTCTATCTGCCCAGATAGTTCTGGTATAATATCAGTAACTTCAAAATTATCAAAGTTTGATACTGGCGCAGTTGTACTATAATTCATACGTGTCCAATATTCTGTTCCACTATCTCCTACAAGTTTAACAAAGTCACCAGAACGTATACCATTAACCATAGTAGCACGAGGTACAATAACTTTAGGATCAGTAGGATCAATGTCAAATAATTCTGGTGTTAGAGTTAAATCAATAACCGCATCAGTGTTTGTTTTGTTTACAGAATAAAAAAGATTTACTAGACTTGGATGACGGATTGCTTTTGAAATTTCGTTTCTAATAAAATCGGTAGTGTTCCCGTTTTGTCTATTAAAACGTAGGTTCATCGTAATAGCATCATTATCCATATACACAGAACCATCTCTACCAGTAATACTGATATTAGAATGATGACCTGTAACATCATCCATTTCAAAATAACGTGAGTTACCTGCATATGTTGTGTTGATTGCTTTTACTTTTGATACGATGTTTGAACCTAGTGATAGCGGAAGAACATTATAGTCTTGCGCATTCACCATTCTGTCTTGCGCATAATAAGCACGTGGTGCAATACGTCTTACACTTGTATAAGACTCTGCCGCAAAGTTTTCTGAGAAATCACGTGTTGTTGATAATGTAAGAACTAATCTATAATTCTTTTTGTCAGCACCTGTGTATGGAATAGAAATTGTTTTTTCTTTAACATCGTTTCTATCTACTCTGTAGTTTTCGTTATCTGTTGTTCGGTACCAAACACGATAGTTACCACTCGCAGCATTACCAAATACTCCGTCGCCGTAATGCAATTCAATTGCATTGTTATTAATTGTATTCACACTTACAATATCGCCATTGCCGTTACGTAGTGAATTATAAATTGCTGTTTCTCTTGTGTCGTTATCTACTTTTGTTACACTGGATGAGTATGTATTAGTATTGTCTACTTTCTGTACCCAAACATCAGAGTTTGAAATATTATTTGTTGCAACTGTCTCTATAAGATTTGAGATTTTTGTGCTGTATGAAAAGTTTTCAAACTGTAAAGTACCGGTCTTTGCATAAACAAAGAAGCCAGTTCTATCTGAAGCTGGGCCTAAGTTATCGTTTCTGTTTACAATTGTAAATTTCTTTGTTTCTATTGGCTCTGCTTCAAGAATTTTGTCATCTGTAAATTCTGTGCGTACTGCTTCAAATCTTCTGTTCTTACCTGATACAGGAGCTTCAAAAGAAAATGATACTGCACGTGATGTATCTGTTTCGTTAAGTTCATAAAGATAATTCTCAACACCTGCAACTACCATACTTGCCATTGGGTCTTGAATTTTTGATGATGTATTAAGAGCGGCGTTGATAACATCAATAAAGTTTTCATACCAGTCAGTATTATTAGAGTCATTCCAATTGATTGTACGATTAGCTAGAGAGTTACCTTCGTTATCTGCAATTGGTTGGTCTGTTGTAATACTTGTGATCTTTAAGAAACCACGTGCGTTTGTCGGGCGTGTCTTATTGTACCCCAACGTCTTAGCCATACGTAGAACACTTTCACGGCGTTCCGCTGTATCTAAGAAGTTTTCACGTGTATTCATGTCAAGTCTAAATGACAACGAATGTCCTAGATATGCAACTAAATCTAAAATTGCAATAAATTCTGAACTTGAAATAAAGTCATTAAACTTGTCTGGGTACGTTGTTGCAACGTAATCAACTAATGCGGCTCTGATAGTATCAAAGTCGTATGCTTTTAAACTTACATTTGTAAACGCTGTATAAACTGCTGTCCAGCTTTCACTTGCAAATAAATTGTCAACTCTTTCTTGACTCATGTTATTCTCTCTCTAAATCTATTTGTAGGATCACAGGTTCATCTTCGTTTACGATTGATACTGTAAGTTCTACGTTTATGGTATGATCTGTATCTGATACATCAATATTATCTAAGTTAACTCTAGGGTCTTCATCAATAATAGCTGTGATATCTTCTTCAATAATGTCTTTGATTGCAGGAGTCAACGGTTCGAATATTAGTTCATGAATAATGCTACCATATGTAGGCATCATTACACGCTCACCTTTACGGGTCATGATGTGGTTCATCAAGTCTTCAATAACAAGGTCTTTGCCAGTTAAGACATGATTAATAGCATTTTTATTCTTTGTGCTAAAACCTGAAAATCTAATATTGTTCATGTTATTCTCTCTACAGTTAATCTGATTAAGAGTATTTATCAACGTATAAACTACGAACATAAATATACACATGAATATTGGGATATTAGGATCAAGTTTTTCAGTAGGATGCCATTACAATTCAGAGACAGGAGAAAACAATCTTGCGGCTCCGTTTGAGTCATGGTTAGAGAAATATCTACCCGAACATTCGTACTTTAATAGTGCATGTTCTGGTAAAGGAACTGAATTATATCTCGATAAGATTGTATACCTCAAAGAAAAACACAATGTAGATTTGATTTTAATAGAGTTAGTTAATAATCGTTCTATGCTCAATGTCAAATCACAAAATTATGACTTGACAAATATATCAAATGATGTATATAAGAATAGTGCATCTATTTGGGAATATATACGAGGTATTACACAACCAATCGACTATAAAACTTTTAGCTCTAAAAGAGAATTTGATATATGGAAGAGTGTGCAAGAGCATATTGCATATAATGAAAATGCGTTTGAGTTTTGGGGTATATTAGATTGTCAACAAGCAATAAAGCTGTGCGATATGTTAGGTATTCGAGTTGTTGTCTGGCAAAAGTCATTTGATTTCAGAGAACACATAGAAATCGATGTTAAGTTCGATGAGTACCCAAATGCACATGAGTATTACATAAGTAGATATAGTGAAGCAGAAATTCTATGTGACCATGTACACTTCAATGATGCTATCAATGAAGAAATGATAAAAGATTTCATAGTACCAGCGATAAAAAGTAAAATTAACGCTTGACAACTGAATAAATTACTACTATACTATTAACATACAGATTAGGAGACTCTAAATGGGCAAAATGAAAGAGCTTGCAATGCAAGAAGAACAAATGGAATTGTTCGCACTAGATGGGTTAGATTACTCAGAATATGATGTGAACGTAGACTTTGAATTTGTAGAAACCGAGTATGACGGATTTAAAGTTGACTCTATGATTTCATTTGATGAATTCAGTACAGAGGTTGCACCAATTGATGTAACATACGAATACTCGGATGTGTATTCACGTGATTGGATCATGTGGGAAGAAACAAAACCCTTGACAACTAATAGCGAAGCTGATACGTTGCGAAATAATATTACTGAACTAACAAAATCTCTTTATGCGCAATATGAACGTGTGAAGGCTTTGAATGAAGAAAATGAAGACCTACGAAATCAAATCGAAGAGTTGAAAACTACAAAAGTACATACTAACACAAGGAAGTTTTAATGCCAAATCTAGTACCAATGGTCGTTGACCAGTCAGCCAATGGCGAACGAAGTTATGATATCTTTTCACGCCTCCTTAAAGAGCGTGTAATCTTTCTAACTGGCGAAGTTAACGATTACCAAGCAGATTTGCTTTGCGCACAGTTGTTGTTCTTAGAAGCAGAGAACCCAGACAAAGATATTCATTTTTATATCAACTCGCCAGGAGGTGCAGTAACATCTGGTCTTGCAATTTATGACACAATGCAATTCATCAAACCTGATGTATCTACTACTGTTATTGGACAAGCATGTTCAATGGGATCATTCTTAGCGATGGCTGGATCAACTGGTAAACGATATGTTCTTCCTAACTCTCGCACAATGGTTCATCGTGTATCAAGTGGTACACGTGGTACTGGCGGTTCTGTATATGTACAAGAACTTGAAATGGAAGATAACATTCGTCATTTCGAAGAGTCCAAGAACATCAACAAACGCCTAACTGAATTGTATGTAAAGCACAATACTAAAGGAAAAACTTTTGAAGAGTTGGAAGCAACTATGAAGTTTGATACCTTTATGACTGCGAAAGATGCAGTTGATTATGGTCTAGCAGATATGATGATCGAAGAACGTCCAGCTTAAAAGCCAGGAACATAACTCCATATTTTAGCACTTCTAATTTTTATAGCGGCGAGGTATTCATCTACTTTGCCGCTATTTCTTTTTATATTAGTTTGCATTTCATCTGTTATGTCATACCAACGTTTCATATTAATTAGTTCAATGACTGAACTAGTTTCAATTTTATCAACACCAATATAATAAAAGTAATGTAACAGCGCATCAAACTGAGTCTGTGATAGAGGTTCTTTAACAAATTGCTCTAGTACGTTTCCGATATTACGTAGCTGTCTTTCTAGTATAAGTTTTGCAGAAGCAGATGAAATAGTACCTTGTGTTATATCAATTCTTTTTGATGCAACAGTTATATAACCATATTTTAATTCTACATCACTAATCTTATAACCATAACCAATCTTACCATCTGTTGTCTTTAACAGCGGTTCACTATTATTAATGATTGCGTCTTTACTCATTTTAGAAAAAATCAAATCTGTTACTGGATATGTAACTACACGAACATGTGATAGTATATATGTTGGTATATCAAAATCATAACCAATACCCAAGTATGTTCCGTTGGGTGTCACAACGTGTAACGGAAGTTGGATGTAATTTAATAACGAGCCTTTTTTCTTATCATATATCATGCCATAATAGTCCTTAACCAACTTGGAGCGCCTGCAGCTCTACTTCCTGTTCCCCAATATCTTGCAGAACCCACAGGAATTGTTGCGCCTGGAGAAATATCAACATGCATACCTACTCCATTCATGTACCCTGACCCAGCACCAATGGATAGTGCACCAGCACTCTTTGCAGCCTGTGCAAATTGTGCCGCTATCGTTGTATCACCGGTCATGCTTATACGTCTACCTCCTCGACCTTCATACAGCCATACGTCAGCTGCATACCCATGGTCGTGTCTATTCGATCCCACTGTACCAGTAGTGTGGTCTTGTCCACCAGAGAAAATAACGACATGTAAATTTGTTGCATTTGCTGCTGATAGTAAAATTCTTTCAAGTGCAGGTACAACTTTAAGTCTACGTGTTGCACCTTGGTTTCTATATTCAAGTGAACCGCCTTCGCCATCGTCTATAACATCTTCAAGGTCTGCTACATCAAGTTGTTCTTCTGCGCTATTTGGATCAGGAGAAATTTCAGATGCAGAACTTCCCGGTTGTGCGCCTGCACTTGGTGGGACATTATTACGTGTCATAGGTTCATGTGATGGCATTGATGAAACAATACTATCGTCTAATTGTGTGCTTTCTAAATTCTGAATATCAGCATGTGATACTGTAGTCATACCTGGTGATTGTGCAGCTTGGGGACCATTAAGATGCAACAAAGCACCAGTAGAAACATACATATTACTTTTTACTTTAGTGTGGTTTGAACCAGCACTGTCAAAGAATTGTGAGCCGCCACTCTTCAAGTGTATTTGATCAGCAGTGTTTAGATGATAATCGTTACCTGCTTTTATGTGAACATTCTCTCCAGCTTCCATATTGATGTTCTTGTCAGCACGAATATTAAAGTCTTTTTCGGCTCTCATTGAAATAGAACCTTGAGCATATGCCATAATCTCGCCCGTTGCGCCGATTTCTACCCAACCAGAACCACTTGAGTTAATCATATAAATTGTATCATTTGTTCCGTCTAAAATAATACTAGCACCTGAACCTGTTTGAAGTCTAATTTGATTTGGATGAACTGTACCATCAGGTGCAACAGAACCATCATCCATTGTTAGAGCATTGTTACCGGGCGTTTTCATACCTAATACTTTAGAGTGTTGTGGATTTTCATAACTTGCATCACGTTGCGGCGATGCAGTACTTTGTCCTCTAACACCATCAGCATATATACCCTGTTGTGCTACATTAACGTTTCTATCACTATTATCTAATTCGTCTTCTGCGTTTTTATTTCTTTCTTTAACAGATGCAGGAGTAGATTTTGCAGAAGGAACATATTTATACGCTCCTTCTCCTTGTCCAGTACCATCAGCTTGTGCTTGGCCAGAAGCTCCACCTGCTACAACATCCGGAACTTCCTGTGCTACTGCAAACCAGTAACCTCTAGATAGCTCACCATTATCTGCAAAGAAAACCATAATGGAAACGCCAGCGTCTGACGGTGCTGCGAACATTCCATACGATCCGCCGCCATTACTACCACCGAATGGTGTTGCATATTGAAAGTACATTGGCTCTTCTGGTGTGCCGCCTAATTTAGGAACATATGCACTAACTCTGCCTCTACCTTCTGGGTCTGGTTCACCTGTAGTGATAGCTATATAGATACCACTTTCAATATTTGATAATACAGGAGATTGTCCGTGCTTACGTTCACGTCTTAAAGCTCCCGCTAAACTGTTTGCACCTTGGTTACTTATTGACATTATTGATATTCCTCATTGCGCTTTTCTTCTAATTGTTTTTGCATATCTGCTAATTTTTCTTCGTCTTCTTTACGTGCCGCTGATGTCCAATACCAACTATCTAAGTCACTTTGAATTTCAGCTTCTCTTGCTTCTAATGCAACAATTTCTCTATCTCGTCTTTGTTCTTTAAACTGTATATTCTGTTCTCTGCGTTCTCCGGTAGTTGCCGCTTCAACCATACCATTAACACCTCGCTCTAACTCTTTAACTTCTCGGTATTCTTGTTCTGTCATTTCACTTAGATTTTTGTCTTTCAACTTTTGTCTAAGTTCGTTTTGTAGGCGTTGTGCTTTTTCATATTCAATGGGTGTCAGTGTATCCTTAGGTATTTCTGCATTCACACTTCTGAATCCAGTTTCAGAATTTTCTGATATGGATTTGATCCTTGAAGTACGTGATACATATGGATTATTGTCACTAGATATATCAATCATATCCGCCGACACAGTACCATCTGATGGATTCTCTACAATTCCATTTGTACCAACATAAAACGATGCCGCATCATCATCTACTTTTTGAGTATAAGCATCTACTTCAGCTTGTGTAATACCATCAATGTCATCTGCATTAAAAGTATCATGCCCGTTAGCTATCATATTCTCTTGTATGATAGATATCCCCTCAGGTGTTACCTCTATACCGCTTCCATTTATATCGTTGACTATTTGCGCATTATCATACGGCGGTTCTCCTGCAATATTTTGCACGACCATTTTATCTATTGTATTGTTCATAGATTGCAATTCAATACACGAAGATTGATTTCCTTGCGCACAATAATATTCAACTTGGCTTTTTGTTTTGTTAAACTGTTCTGCTTGTTCTGCCGTTGGTATACCGTCATTTTCAAGTAAGTTATTAGTAAGGGAACGTAGTGCAAGATTTGCATTTGGTGCCCCATCAGGATCTAGTAACAAACCTACATTGTTATCTGGGTCTATTACTGCCACAGATCCAGCACCAAGTGGAAAGTTGTTAGGGTTAGGAAGTTCTTTTATTGGAACAACAACTGGCCCAGGGTTTTGTTCTCTTCCTCTAGGATCAGCTGCATCTGGGTCGTATACTATTTGTCCCATAACAGTTTCTTCATCTAAGTCAACAGTCGTTGTACTAAAGAATGGGTTAACTGGCAGAAAACTATCTGGTACTGGTATTCTAATCATATCAAGTTGTTGAACGAATTGTCCATCACTAAACGAACTTGTGACATTTTTAACTGCATACAACATCGTTGCTAGATTTGCTATTTTTGTGTTATCATTTTCATCTACACCTGCAGCTTTATTAGTTACAATAGTAACATAGTTTGCACCATTGATAGATGTTGGGTGACTACGATATGTATCTATCGCATTACTATTACCGAATAATTCTTTAGCTACCTTAGGAGTTAAGTATGTGTCAATCCAATAAGGATCGCCCTTAATAGTTAACTTTAATTGTTCCATACTAATATCCATGTTTACAGCTTCATAGAATTTTTCTTTCGCTAAGTCAACTTCTTGCTCATTAGAGGATGAATAAATTCGTGTGTTACTCTTTTCTGTAAGATAAGGTAGAATTCCACGTTTGAATATAACTGGATTTATTAGAAGTGCTTCTACGATATCTTCTAACTGTTGAGTAGTCAGCGTAGATATTAAGTCATCGCCAAGTTCTTCCATAATAATTTGATTACTGTCACTTACCTGTCCTGCAATACCAGAGAAATTATTAGCTATATCATTTACTTGTGTATTTGCATAAGCTGAGAAATTAGCACCAAGTGCTTGCATTGTAACTTCATCGATGCGTCTTTCAATATCACGTGTTGCAGTATCTACAGTACTAACTCCGGTTTGTGCTGAATTATATTTCTCTAATAATTCATTATATCGCCCGCGTTCTTCACTTATCTTACTTAAAATGTCCGGATCATATTGTTGTGCAGCTTGTAATTGTGCTTGTAGTGGTTTGTCTCTTAATGATTCCGCAGATTGTCTTGCAAATTGAGGATCAACTCCCTGAGCAAGTAATGCATCTCTTTGATTGTTAACGATTGCTTGTGTTACTGCTTCACTCGAATCCTCTACCTGTGAACGTATAGAATCTAAATTTTCGTTTGCAGCAGTTCTGTCACCTTCAAGTGTAGACAATTGTGATTGTAATTCTGCTAATTTTGCTTTTGCTCTAGGATTTAAATCTTGTATGATTTGTTCATTTCCCTCAATGAAGCGTTGAGCAAATGCATCATCTTTTGGTAAGTTATATGCCTTGATTAGCTGTCTGTTTAAACTTATGTTTAAATCTAGAACTTGGTCATTAAGTCCAGTATACTGATAATAATATACCTTCTTACACTGTTGTCTATCAAAAATCTCTTTTACCAATTTAGCAGAGTTTGTTACTTTATTTGCATTGTCATAGTTATTCTGTACTACAATTTGATTTTTAGTTGTGATAAAGTATTTTACATTATGTCCTGCTTCACCACTAAGTGGATTAAGCCCGTTTGGCTTGGGAGCTGCATCTGGTAGAATTGTGACTACTTTAGTGAATGTATCTTTTTCCGTAGTAAGTTCAGTTCTGATATCAATAGATTGAATACAAATATCATACAAAACATCAACTATACTCAGTCCAGGAGTTATAACACCGGTTTGTTGTGATACATTAACAGAACCAGTTCTAGTAGCAACTTCATTTCTAGCAGAACCACCTACATTAGGTTCATCGCCATTCATCATAGACTCGCCAAACTCAGTCATAAAGTCATTATCAAATTCAAAATCATATGTGTGAATGTATTGATTGTTAGCCGCACTCTCTGTACTAAAATCGTTCTTTTGAATATTCTCATTTAACTTTGTAAAGAACTCTTCTATTGTCTCTTTTAATGTTTCTTTAATATCAAATTCAAAGTTATGTTGAATAAGATTAACACTACGACTAACTGCGTAGTCTGGTGTAATAGTACCTTCTATAGTAGTAATAGTACCTCTAGCATCAGTACTAGATGGGACATCACCTACATTCGAAATAACGAATGGGAATACTTTAGTTAGATTTTGATTTTCACTTCTGATAGTGCTACCATCATCACTATAACCTTTAAAGTTTACCTTTAAGAAATACTTTGCTTCTGCAATACTAGCATACCCAGATAGTAATGCTGCATTCATAAGATTATCATTAAGGCTTGTATTACCTACTTGTATAATAGAAAATGATAGTCTCGTAGCAGTACCGGCGAGTCTGGATACACTACTCGAACCTGCACCTAAGGATTTTATTTCTAAATCTTGTATATTGAATTCAGTAGTTACGCCAGTTTCTGCAATCGTGATATATTGAATATCACTACCAGGCCAACTGTTTGAAATAATAGAATCCAAATCTTGTGCTTCATTCAGTAAGAATTCAAGCGCATCTCTTTGTTTAACGACAAATAATTCTAAGTGATAGGTATAGTTTTGATATTGGTCAAGAGCATTCTCCCACCATTCATTATTGTTTTCCATACTGGTAACAATGTCACTAAGACTTTCAGCGTTGTTATAATTTGTTGCCATTATCTCATCTTATCTATGTTTGTTCTATTAGGAACATATATCTTTTTTCCAGCAGTGAAGTCATCAATTGGATCAATGATATCATCTGGGTTGCGCTGGGCAAATATCCACCAATACTTAGCAGTGCCATACATTTCAAAACTGAATAAGTCAGGGCGTTTATCAAACTGTTGTGGAATAGAAACGTATTCATCTAGAGGATCTCTAAACAAGTTGCGCTTTGTTTGAATATCAAGTACTCTACCATATAGTATACTTGTCTTGCTCCAAGGTGAATGTGACTTATACATAACCATCACTCCTTAATTCACCACTCAAATACTTTTGTATTGTGAAATTGTCTCTTACATTCTTAGGAGAGTATGTAGTTGTTAAACTCATAACAAAAGTACTTGTTACTGGCAATCTGAAATCGTCTACTTCAATATAATCTACATCAGCATCTAAGTTGTATGTAAAATCTCTGATAAGTACTGGTACATTCTTATAAACACCATGTGCAGTAAGTCGTAGAACAGGCGGTGGGAGTCCTTTATCTGGATCGTTTTTACCAAAGTTCATTTTCATTGCGCCACGAAAGTATTGCACTCCTGCTAAAATGTGTCTTGCTTGTTCTTCGTTTTCAATTACAATCGGTGCCGCAAGTGTAAGTTCTGTATTAGCAGACATCTCAAACGCACGTTGTTGAAAGTTCGAATGTGCTGGATCGTAAGAACTATAGTTAGCACTAGAAACACTGGTCACAGTCGGAGTGTATGGGAAGTTAAAGGTAGTTATTCCTGAACTTCCAAGTCTCCCACTCGGATCTGTAATAAAAACATTCTGTGTAGATGTATATGGATTAGACATCATAATCTCCTAGATATTGTTATCAGTATTTATCGTTGTATAATATACGCACTTAACACTTGACAATGAATTATTTAGGATGTATAATACTAGTAATATTTAGGAGAATACCATCATGGCTCGTAGAGTACAGAAATATTTAAACAACAAAGATATGTTAAAACAAATTCATATCTCTAAATCAAATTTCTCATGGTTTGAAGACCGTGACAATCATCATCAGTTTGATGTTATCATTGATAACGTTGCTGGTGAATTAGACTTAGCCGGAGAAATCCGCAATCTTGAAGCAACAGCACGTGAAAATCGCGCAAACCGTATTCAAAAGGAAGCGTGGGACTTAAACACTGATAAGAAGATGAAACAAGCCAACTTCGCAGTAGATCACGATTCATTTGCACAAGACGAACTAGTGTTTCGTGTTATGACATTTGAACATATCCCAGATGAACCTGGTCGTAAAGCTAACCCAAAGACAGTAGCAGATCATAAAGTCAAACTTCCGTTCCCTCCATTCAAGCATTATGTGATTGACGGAAACGACATTCGTGAAGTTGGTATCTCACACCATAATACAAAAACGAAAGAGTTTGATATCGTTACTGGTCGTGTAACAGCAACACTTGCTAACATGTATATCAAACTAGTAGAACGTTATTCACAACGTGCTAACTGGCGTGGATACACATACATCGATGAAATGCGTGGACAAGCATTGTTACAATTAACACAGATTGGTTTACAGTTCAACGAAGCTAAGTCAGACAATCCGTTTGCTTATTACACAGCGGCAGTTAACAACTCATTCACTAGAGTACTAAACATTGAAAAGAAAAATCAAGGTATTCGTGATGACTTGCTAGAGAATAGCGGACAAGCTCCATCATGGACACGTCAACTTGAGCATGAAATGAAATCAAGTGAGCGTTGGCAAAAAGTTATCAAGACTAAAATTACAGACGCTTCAATTCCAACTGAAACAATCAAAGAGATTTATGCAGACGATGACTAATCTATTCAACAAACTTGCGTTCTTTACAGACATACATTACGGTATGAGAAACAATGCACGACTACACAATGAAGATTGTAGTGCATTTGTAGACTGGTTCATTGAGCAAGCTAAAGCTAAAGGATGCGAAACATGCATCTTTGGTGGCGACTGGCACCATAATCGTGCAAGTTTGAATATTTCAACTATGAAATATAGTCTCGACGGACTAAGAAAACTAAGCAAAGCATTTGATAAAGTGTATATGATTAAAGGTAATCACGATTTGTTTTATCGTGAAAGCCGTGAGATTAGTAGTATCGAATTTGCTAAAGAATTTGATAACATCATTCTTGTAGAAGATACAATGATTGAAGGTGATGTTGCACTTGTCAGTTGGTTAGTAGGCGATGAATGGAAGAAAGTTCCAAAGATCAAATCAAAGTATATGTTTGGTCATTACGAACTTCCCACATTCAAACTTAATGCTATGGTAGAAATGCCAGATCACGGCGGTCTTAAAATGAATATGTTTAAACACCAAGACTATGTGTTTACTGGACATTTTCATACTAGACAAGTCAAAGGAAACGTTATCTACACTGGTAACGCATTCCCACACAACTTTTCAGATGCGTGGGACGATGAACGAGGCTGGATGTATCTAGAGTGGGACAAAGAACCTGAATTCTTTGCTTGGCCAGATGCTCCTAAATATAAAACTATCCGTCTATCTCAACTACTAGATGATCCAGCCAAGTTCTTGCTTCCTAAAACAACAGCAAAGATTTCATTAGATATTGATATCTCATATGAAGAAGCAAACTTCATCAAAGATACATTCATTGAAACATACGATTTACGTGACCTAACTCTAGTTCCTGTTAAGAACGATGAACATACAGAAGATGTAGGTGCAGAGATACACTTTGAAACAATAGATCAAATCGTTGTTGCACAGTTATCAGCACTAGACGGCACGTATGATAGAAACGTATTGATTGAAATCTACAACAACCTTTAAGAGATTATTATGAAGAAAATTTTGATTACCGGTAATAGAAATTACGGTCTGTGTCAAGCTATATGTAACATGTTCGATGAAAATAGTTATGAATACGAATGTGCAAGTCGTGCAACAGGATGGTCATTGGATACCAATGAAGAGCAATTACGATTAGCAAATCATTTTGTAGACAACGATTTCAATGTATTCATTAATAACTCTGCTATGTGGAAGTTTCATCAGGTTATGATTGCAGAAAACATGTATAATCGTGCTAATGATGCAGGCGTACATGCACAGTTCATTCATATGGGTTCTACTGCCGACACAGGCGTTCGTGGAAGAACTTGGCGTTATCCAACAGAAAAGAAAGCATTACGAGATTATAATCGTGACTTGACGTATATGACTATGGGTGGGTCTAACATCAAAACAACACTGCTATCACCAGGTAGCTTAACAACACCAAGTGTAATGAAAAAACATCCCGATAGACAACTAATAGATGTAGAATACATCGCAGAGATAATTTTATGGTTGCTTAATCAACCAGAATATGTTAATATTAATGAAATTAGTTTAGATCCAGTTCAGTCTGGAGCTTATGCAAGAGAGAGGTAAGTTGGTTGCTAAAACTAAAGAATATAACAATCCGAAACTTTATGAGTGTTGGAAACGTCACTCAAGCTATTGATTTAGAACGAGATTCATTGTCACTAGTATTAGGTAACAACCTAGACTTAGGCGGTGATGGTTCTCGTAATGGTACAGGTAAGACTACTCTTATCAATGCACTATCGTATGCTTTGTACGGTAACGCACTCACAAATATCAAAAAGAATAACTTAATCAATAAGACTAACGGCAAAGGCATGTTAGTTACTTCTGATTTTGAATACAACGGTAATGAGTATCGTATTGAACGCGGTCGTTCTCCTAATGTTTTTAGATTAATGCGTGATGGCATTGATATCAACGAAACACAGGATGAAGCACAAGGTGAAATGCGTCAGACACAAATTGAAGTTGATTCCATTATTGGTATTTCTCATAACATGTTTAAACACATTGTTGCGTTAAACACTTATACTGATCCTTTTCTTTCTATGCGTCCTAATGATCAACGTGAAATCATTGAAGAACTTCTTGGTATCACAGAGTTGTCTCGTAAAGCAGATAACTTGAAAGATGAAGTTAAAGCTACTAAAGAACAAATCAAAGATGAAGAATACCGATTGAAAGCTATCGAAGATGCGAATACACGTATTCTAAAATCTATTAAAGACATTGAACGTAGACAACGTATCTGGACTGAAAAGCACGATACTGAAGTTAACACATTGTCATCTGCACTTGATGCGCTAACGCATATTGATATCGATGCAGAGATTAAGAACCACACATTCATTGCAGAATATAACGAAAAGAAAACTCGTTTAGATGAAGCAGTACGCTGGATCAATAGTATTGAATCTGACGATAAGAAACAAGAAAAAGTTATTTCTAAACTTGAAAACGAAATCAAATTGTTGAAAGAACACACTTGTTATGCTTGTGGTCAGGAAATGCACGATGATAAACAAGAAAGCATTCTTGCTTCTAAAGAGGAACAGAAAAAAGAAGCAGCAATGCAAATCTTATCTAATAGTTCTCAATTAACTGAACACTTGGATGTGGTAAATAGCATTGGTGAACTTGGTGATAAGCCAACAGTGTTCTATGATTCACTAAATGATGCATACGAACATCAAAACTCAGTTCGTCTATTAAAAGAACAAATCGAACAAAAGAAAAAAGCAGAAGACCCGTATGAAGACCAGATTAAAGAAATGCGTGAAAGTTCACTTGAAGAACTTGATTATTCACACATGAATACTCTTATATCTTTCCGAGAACATCAGGACTTCTTAATGAAACTACTAACTAACAAAGATAGTTTCATTCGTAAAAAGATTATTGACCAGAACTTGTCATTCTTGAACAAGAGACTAGAGCGTTATCTAGACAAACTTGGTCTACCACATGAAGTTAAGTTCCAAAGTGACTTGACTGTAGAAATCACAGAACTAGGCAGAGACTTAGACTTTGATAACTTATCACGAGGAGAGCGTAACCGACTTATCTTAGGACTTAGTTGGGCATTCCGTGATATCTTTGAATCACTCTATTCAACAATTAACTGTATGTTTGTTGACGAATTGATTGATTCAGGTATGGACACTAATGGTGTCGAAGCATCACTTGCTGTATTGAAGAAAATGGTAAGAGACAGTGGACGTTCAGTCTTCTTAGTTTCACACCGTGATGAACTTCAAGGAAGAGTTAGTGATGTGTTGAATGTAGTAAAAGAGAATGGGTTCACTACATTCGCACAAGAAACAGAGACACTAGAACCCGGTGTTGAATTAGATTTAGTCATTTAGGAGATTATTATGACAATTAACGAACAGATTGAAGAACAAATGGCTGTTTACTTGAAAGAGTCAGAAGCATTTGAAACTAAAGGTGTTAAAGCTGCGGCAGCCCGTGCAAGAAAAGCATTGGGAGAACTTGGTAAACTTACAAAAGCGCGCCGTGCAGAAATTCAAGAAAAAAAGAACAATATGTAATTTAACACTTGACATGCAGTGTAGAAAGTGCTATATTAGTATCAATAAAGAAGTGAAGTGTCTCCTCTCAACCTCTCTCAACTATCGGATCTTCTTTATTGTTTCAACACAGAGCATGAAACAAACCCGGTGCATCTCTGATGCATCGGGTTTTATCATAGAAGGATAGAGAATATGAGCGTAACTGGAAATCTACCAAGAAAGTCAGATGAAGAAACTGACGAAATGAAAAAAGAAATTGAAAAGTTTCTAAAAAAGGGCGGTAAGATTAAAAAAATCGAAGAAGGTGAATTCACCGAAGCAAAGGATATGAAGTATAAATTTCGTAAGCCAGCTTTTCCGAAAAAGAAAAAAGAAGACTAACTAAATACTTGTATGGTAAGTACAAGTAAATTTTTAGAATGGGCACAAATGGTTACCGGCTGTACCGCAGCGTTAATCGTGTCACTTAATATTGGGGACACATGGGTCTTTTGGGCTATGTGTCTTTTTTTCATTAAAGATAGTATGATGGGCGTGTTTGCATATATAAACAAGTACCCAGGTATTATCATGAGTAGTATAATTTACGTACCAATTGATTTGATTGGTATTTACAGATGGTGGTTATTTTGAACTGGATACAAATAGATAAGCAGATTATTAGTATGATGCGAGTTATCAGCGATAAAGATAAATTGTACGAAGATGTAAAGCAAGTATTCAAATGGAATGATTCACAAGTCGAAGCTGCTGTAGCTCCGCTAATCAAGCGTTGGGACTGGCATGGTATGCATAAAGATGAAGTTCCAGCTAAAAAGAAACGTGTAACTAAAACCACAAAAAAAGCCCCTACTAAGAAAGCAGGAGCTAAACCTAAAGCAAAAAAGAAATCATAACTTGTTTCTTAAATCATCAAGATACTCAGTAAGTATCTTAGAACTACCTATTCTGACGTTGATGATACCGTTATAGTATTCATCCGTCTCTAACACTCTACGATCAAATTGTTCTTTAGCTTCCATGTAGCTTAAAGCACCACGACTCGGACAGTAGTGTAAAATCTCCCTAGTAAACATTTCAGGTCCTAATCTCTCAACATCTGCATTCAGATGGTCAGAAGAACCCCAGTATGTACGCCAATCAGATTCCTTGGTGCCACGTCTTTTGTTCTTACGCCCCTTTAGAGGTGGTTTCGTGGTCTTAAATTTTGCTAATTTCTTACCTACGTATTTCCTGTTATCCTCAAGATTCGTAATCAGATATACAAATCCCTCAACATCATTCGGTAATTCATTAACTATTTCGTTATTATATTTCCAATCACTCATGTGTATTGTATATCATTTCTTGTTATCTTATTAAGGTCTAAAGACCTAATCCTTCATATATTTCATGTCGCTTCGCTCATTCAATATATTCAGTCTTTATTTCTTATATATAATATAATGGTTATATTATTAATCTTATTTATATATGCCTGCGGCTAAGCCACAATTGCCCTGTTGCCAGGACAACTGCAAAAAATTATGGATACATGCCATAGCTTCATCGCCTCTGTTTATGAGCTAGTAGCCAGAAACTACGGGGTCGGTTGGCGATTCCCCCTTCACTCAGTACTGCGTCTTTCGACCCAACGGCATCACAATAAATCCAAACAGACGGAGTATATTGTAATCGATAGTGTTATAGTAACCTATCATCGGTTATATTATTAAACTGGTCAACCACGCACCTTTAGAGCCGTGGCTGTTGTAATTAGAATACTTGTATATGTGGTTAACGAGAAGATTGCGGGAATTCATCCCCACTAGTCCAACGGCAACAGTATCTTTAAATACTGGCAGATTCAATCCCGAGTTGGCAACCCAACTAACAGTTCCACTATGTCTGATATATTAGCATTTGTCATTGTGTATTAGCCTTGTATGTGCTATGTGTTAGTTTTATATTAGCTTTGTAATAGTTTTCAATAGAGCCTGAGTTATTTATATTAGCATTAGAGTATTGGCACACCTGCCTGTTTACTCATTTCATAGTTGTCTTTTATAATATCATTAATATGAGCAATGTGCCCAACTGGCATATCATGGAGTTCAGAAATACTTACCCCACCTCTCATATACCAAGTTAACTTTAACATATTCTTGTGTACGTTGTCAAGCTCTTTTTTGTATTTTTCTGTTTTTTCTTGAATTTCTGCTGGCGATGCTGTAATTAACCAGCCATGAAAAAATTTACAGGGTTGACCTCCAGAGCAACCTCGCCTTTATGCTCACATTCTGGGCATACAAACGCAAATGTGGTCGCATCTTTGGGCTTTTTAGACAATTCTTTGACTTTTGCATCAATTTCGTCTACTATTTTTGTTGGAATGTTGCTTAGGAACTCCATAATTTGATCATAATCATTTACATTTCCTTCTGGAGTTTCGATGTAACTGATTGTGTTTGCTAATAAATCTACGTTATGTTCTGCGATCTTTCTAAAACTTCCGTAGAATCTTCTTGCTAGTTCGGCTTCGTCAGTGTCCTCATTGTCTTCATTCGCTACACTATTCTGAATATGTTGAACGATTCGTTTTTGTTCAACATCAATTAGTGCCAATCTTGTGATAGCTTCTACACTTGGTGGTCGAATATGAATCTTAACTTCATCAAATTCAACTGGCTCTACATGTTCGATATCTGGGAACTTATTCAAGATATAATTTATATCAATGTTGAAGTCACTTACTTCCTCACAATTCGTACATTTATGCGCATGTGTCAATTCACGTCCGTATGTTGCATATTGTATAGCAAGATATAATGCTTCCATATCAATGTTGCACATTGTTCTAGGGTTTGGTATATCTGGACAACAACTCTTTGCTATGTTAATGAGTGCCTCTCCGTTGAGAAGTTCATCTGGGTTCTTCATAGTAATTTCATCTACCGCCGTCATAGGCAATACCCCAACTTCTTCTAGTAGTGTGGTGCCCCATTCTGGGTTAAATTTACCACCTGTTGGTAGTTTTATATAAATCCCTGGTTTTCTGAAATATTTTGTTAGTGGGTTTGTGTTCATTTTTTCGCCTCTTGATAAATACAACGATACGAAGTATTTATGTTCATAGTTATTTAATCAATTATAAACTACGAATATAATCATAAAGTGAGAGATATTATGGCAGAAGATGTAATTATTCAGGGTTTTGGTAATGACCGAAGTTTTCCAGACTTTGCTACCGAAGCAACTCAAAAAGGAATCATGCAAGAAGCAGGTAAGCATAGCAATGCTTTTACTCAGATGGTTAGACTTCTTAGTGCGCAAGCTGCTGGACAAAAAATCTCTCAAAGTGAATATAAAAAAATACAACAAGAGTTACGTAACAATCGAAAAGCTACAGATGCTATCAACAAACAAAACGATAATAATGATGCGAAAAAAAGAAAGCAAGATAGTACTGCATTAGACGAAGATAAGAAACAAACAAGCATCTTCAAGAAACTTCTAATCGCATCCGTTGAACGCACTCAACTTTCTGCAAAGCAATTTCGTGAAGAAATTAAAAATGACAAGAAAATGCAAGAATTGATGAAAGAAGGAATGTCTTCTGATTCTGCTGGTATTATGGCAAAGTTAGAAGGTTTCGGTGTAGCACTTAAAGGTGTAGGTAAACTTGCGGGACCACTTGCTTCCGCAGTAACTGGTGTTGCTACCGCAGTAACTGGTATTAATGCATATATGAAAGCACAAGCACAAGATAGATTTAATTTTGCACAAGAGCTAAGACAGAGTGGACTTGCGGCAGGACTGGCATCTTCTCAAGCAAGTTTAACTTCATTCGCGGCTACAGTTAGAGAAAATAACTTTACTCTTGGTGAAGCCGCTGAGTTTACACAGCGTTTTGCAAACTCAGTTGGGGTACTTGGTGTAAAGAGTTCTCTTGAATTTGTAAACTCACTTGCATATGCAGGTCAAGGCGGCGCTGATATGATGCGTAGATTTGGTATGGAGTTTGGCGAGGTAGCGAATGTAGCAGGTACATATCTTGATAGTGTTCGTAACCTTGGTATGCTCGACAGAATGAATGGACAACAGTTGCGAAGTAATATGGATGACTTTATGAGTACTGTAGTATCTACATCCAATGTTATGAAGATTAATATGGAAGATGCGGCAAAGATGATCTCCGACACACTTGGAAGAACAGACATATCATCATTGCTTGCTACTATGGATCCTCAACGCGCCGCACAAGTACAAGAAGTTGTTGGTATGGCAGGTGGCATGGATAATCCATTGGGCGAGGCGCTTGCTATGAGACTTGCAGCAGGATCTCAGGGTGAATTTCAAATGACATCACAGTTTGCAGATTTAATGTCAAGTCCAATTACAGCATCTATTATGCCACTTGTTGAGGAACTTGCAAGATCAACTGAGCAAGGCGGAGTAAGTGGGTTTCAAAGTGCATTAGCAGGATCACGTGGTGAAATTCAGGGAGCAATAAACGGCGCCAGCAGAGAGTTATTATTGAGTGGCGATCAAATGGGACAATCAATGATTGCAGCGTTTGCTAAGTTATTAGGTACGGTAGAAGACGCAGATGCAGGTTTTACTGCATTGTCAGGCGATGATAAAGCAGTTGTTGGCTCAATAGAAGCAAGTAGACAATTTACTTTAGCACTTGAAGGTGTAAATAATGCATTTATTGAGAATGCAGATTTAGAACAGAATTTGGGAAGACTTAACACTGCTAATGTACAGCTTGCCGGAGAAATAGAAGGTGCAGGGGTAGCAGTCGCACAACATGCAGAGATATTAACAGGGGCTACTACAGGACTACAAGCCCTAGTAACTGATTTGTCTTCTGGTATTGTAGGTTTAGCTGGTGATGGTTTGGGATTTTTAAGTGAAGATAGTGCAGAATCATTAGCAAATGTTAAACGAATGCGACAGGTGGTAGAAGATACATTTGGCGCAACAAGTTTAGAAGCAATTTCTGCACCTATATTAAAACAATTAGACAATGTAGAAGAAGCACAATCACGTTTCGAAGAGGCCCCGTCTGCAAATAATGAATTTAGATTAAAAATGTCACAACGTGCTTTACTAGATGAAATAAACGAACTTAGGGAAACTAATCCAGAACAAGCACAAACACTACTTAGAGGCTCAGGATTAGAAAACTTTACAAGAGAAGGTGAAATAATTAATTATGATCCTACTATTTTAGAACAGCAAGGCAGTGAAGATATATTTGGCGATCAGATGATGAACCGTGAAGGTTATTCTCTGCTTGGTGGCGGAACAATGCTCACTAGAGATGATACCGCAGATGCACTACTAGCAAATATATTACAAACTGGAAACAATGCATTGGGTACTGATTTTACTAAAGATGCGTTTAATGCATTATTGGGCGCTGATGGTTCTGGATTGTTAGATGCTATTGGGTTTGAACGAGAAGGTGATTCGTTCACAGATGATGAAAAACAAATGATCACATCACTTGCTACACAAATGAGCGATAGAAAACTAATAGATGATGAGATGTTGAATAGACTTATCAATTCTATACGAGAAGATTCTGGTAGAAGTGCATTTGATTGGGCTGCATCATCTGAAGAAGACAAAGTTCAACAGAGAGCATTGCTATCTACTATGAACCAACTACTGCAAGCATTGAATAATAATTAAAAGTGTTGACATGTGCTTAAAAACATGCTACTATAAAAAATACAGGATATAAAAAATGGCAACTTGGAAAAAATATTTTAAAACATACGATGGTCTCCCACAACGAGACCCATCATCGTATAATCAAGGATCGGAAGCATCCAATAAGCGTTATAGCAGTTGGTTACCTGAAGTTTATCAGGGACAACCAAACCGTGTGCAACGTTATGGACAGTACGACCAAATGGACTTAGATAGTGAAGTGAACGCAGCGTTGGATATCATTGCTGAATTCTCAACATTACAAGATGAAAACTCTAGATTACCATTTAAATTCGACTTCCCAGAAGATCCAACTGAATCAGAGAATGATGTTTTGCAACGTACACTACGACAGTGGTGTTCGGTGAACGAAATGAACAAGCGTGTTTTCCGTATATTCCGAAATGCCATTAAGTACGGCGACCAAATCTTTGTTCGTGATCCAGAAACATATAAACTATTTTGGGTTGATCCTGCCAAAGTAGATAAAGTTATTGTTAACGAAGGTAAAGGCAAGAAGGTAGAAGCATATTATATCAAAGATATTGATATCAATATGGAAAGCATGAATATTACGGCAGATGCAAACAAACTTACACAAACTGGTGCAGGCGCATCAGGTATGCCGAACCTTAATAGTAATACTACTCAAGGTTACACTGGCGGTAGTGCAGGTGGATCACGTTTTGCAAATGATCAATCATCGACACCAGTTGATGCGGCACACGTTATTCATATTTCATTGAATGAAGGCATCGACGGCTTTTGGCCTTTCGGTACATCTATCTTAGAACCTATCTTTAAAGTTTATAAGCAAAAAGAATTATTAGAAGATGCTATTCTAATCTATCGTGTACAACGTGCGCCAGAACGCAGAGTGTTTTACATTGATGTAGGTAACATGCCAACTCACAAAGCACGTGCGCACCTAGAACGTATCAAGAATGAAATTCATCAAAGACGTATTCCATCTAAGACTGGTGGTGGACAAACTGTTACTGATAGTGCTTACAATCCACTATCAATCATGGAAGATTATTTCTTTGCTCAAACAGCAGAAGGTCGTGGTTCTAAAGTTGAAACACTTCCGGGCGGCGAGAACTTAGGTCAAATTGATGATTTGAAATACTTTAACGACAAACTATTACGTGGCTTACGTGTTCCAGCTTCATACTTAGGTGGCATGGATGACGGCGGCGCTACAGTGAATGATGGTCGTGTAGGTACTGCAATGATTGCTGAATTTAGATTTACTAAGTTTTGTGAACGACTACAAGCACTTATCGTTGAGCAACTAGACAATGAGTTTAAGATGTTCTGTAAAAATCGTGGTGTGCAAGTAGAAAGTTCGCGTTTCTCATTACAATTCAATACTCCTCAGAACTTCGGTAAGTTCCGTCAAGCAGAAGTAGATCAAGTTGCAATGAATGTGTTCTCATCAATCGAAGGTGCTGATTATATCAGTAAGCGTTTTGCTCTACAACGTTTCTTGGGACTAACAGAAGATGAAATACTAGAAAACGAAAAGTTATGGCGTCAAGAAAACGGCGACACCGATGCACTAGCTGGCGCTAGTGATAATCTTAAAGGCGTAGGTGCAGCACCTTCACCGGACGATATAGGCGGAAACGATGATTTTGACTTTGATGAAACTGACGTAGATGATACAGAAGACGGTTCAGTAATCGATGGATCAGAAAACGCAGAAACCGACGAAGAAGTATAAATACTAGTATGAGATATTCAGATTTAACAGAAAACTATTCTCCTGACGAGGATAATCATAATAGTAGAGAGATAGATGATACCCGTAAGGATCGTCTAACTCTTGTACACCTATCTAAACTGCGTAAAATTCGTGAATACCGTAAGTATCAAGAAGGTGTTAAATCACAGCAAGTACAACGTCAATATAAAGGCGGCGGCGATGAAAGCGGCGGCGATATGGAGCTATAGTCTCTATTAAGTAGTAAGTTTTACTATTTACGTCACATACTAAATATCTCTACGACAATGAAACGGCTAAAAAGTAGCCGTTTTTTTGCATTTCCCTATTATACACTATATTTACCTATAAATACTTTTGAAACAAAGAGTGTTTCTACAACCGCCACAGAAAGCAGTGGCTTTTTAGATAAGGAGACATTAATATGTCAAGCAAACTAGAACAAGTACTAGAACTTCTTATCAACGAGGAGCGTGAAGCAGCGGAAGAGCTACTGCACGATTTTATCGTAGAAAATGCTCGTCAGATCCATGAGGAACTACTGAACGAAAGTGACGAAGTAGTAGAAGAAGAACTTGAGGAACTAGACGAAGCAGACGATATCGTTGAGCTAGAAGACGAAGCATCAGAACTAGAAGATGATGCATCAGAAATTGAAAACGAAGAATTCTATGACGAAGACGAAATGGAAGACGAAGAAGCAATCGATGATCTAGAAATGGATGACGATGCAGAAGCGGAAGACGAAGGCGTTGAAGCACGTGTAGATGATCTAGAATCAGCATTAGCTGAACTAGAAGCAGAATTCGAAAAAATTATGTCAGGTGAAGACGATGACATGGAAGACGAAGCAGACGATATGGATGCGGAAGACGAAATGGAAGAGTCATTCGAACTAGAACTAGACGAGTCAGAAGACGAAGACCTAGAAGAAGGTGAAGAACTTGACCTAGAAGAATCAGACGATGACGCAGACGAAGATGAAGACCTAAACGAGTATGTAACTCCAGTGTCAGCATCAGCAGGCGACAACGGCGATAACACATCATCAACTGTAAACGCAAATCCAAAGCGTCCAGGTGACGATTCAAATGCAGCACCAGTAAAAGCGAATGATGGTAACACATCAGGCGGCAAAGGTGACGCACCAAAAGATATGGGTACAAAGAATGTAAACGTATCAGGTAACTCAAAATCACCAGCAATGTCAAATCAAGCGGCAAAGCCAGGTGACAATGGTGTGAATAACAAGTCAATCACATCATAATTTAATTCTATTTGGAGAAACCAATGACCGTTCTTATTGAAAGATTTTCACACAGTCAAGCAGGTGTTAAAACCCGCATTGTCGAAGGTGAGGATGGTGGAAAGAACATGTTTATGGAAGGCATTTTCGTCCAAGGTGGCGTAAAGAATGCTAACCAACGTGTTTACCCGGTTTCAGAAATCTCAAGAGCAGTGGAAAGCGTTCAGAAAAAAATCTCTGAAGGTTACCCTGTTCTAGGTGAATGCGATCATCCACCGGAATTAACAGTTAACGTTGACCGTGTGTCACATATTATTGAAAGTATGTGGATGGACGGACCGAACGGCTATGGTAAACTTAAAATTGTTCCTACACCAATGGGCAACATCATCAGAACATTAATCGAATCAGGCGCTACTTTAGGTGTTTCTTCTCGTGGTTCAGGTGAAGTTGGTAACAACGGTGAAGTGAGTAACTTTGAGATTGTAACTGTAGATATCGTAGCTCAGCCAAGTGCTCCAGAAGCATATCCAAAGGCTATCTACGAAGGATTAATGAACATGAAAGGCGGCTATCAAACTTGGCAGCTTGCACAGAGTGTTCAAAATGACAAGTCTGCACAGAAGTACTTGTCAGAAGAAATAGTAAAGTTCATTCGTGAACTTAAACTGTAAAACAGGAGAAGCAACAATGGCAACAGAAATCCTTGCTAACCTTCTAGAGTCCGGCGCACTAAGCGAAGAAGCTGGTGCGGCTATTAAAGAGGCTATGGAAGCAAAACTAAATGAAGCAAGAGAGGAAATTACAGCCGAGTTGCGTGAAGAATTCGCACAAAAGTTTGAACATGACAAAGGTGTTATCGTTGAAGCAATGGATAATATGCTAACTACAGCAATCCAAGCTGAGATGACTGAGTTTAAGTCAGACCGTGAATCTCTAATCGCAGAACGAGTTGCGTATAAGAAAGCAATTTCTGAACACGCTAAGATCCTTGAAAAATTCATTACTTCTCAACTTGCAGCAGAAGTTAAGGAACTACAAGCTGACCGTGCAAAAGTAGCTGAAAATCTAGAAACGACAAAATCGTTTGTAGTGAAGCAACTATCACGTGAACTTGCAGAATTCCATAACGACAAGCGTGAATTAGTAGAAACTAAAGTGCGCATGGTAGCAGAAGGCAAACAACTTCTTAACAAAACAAAAGAATCGTTTGTCAAGCGTTCAGCAGAGTTAGTAGAGAACACAATCTCTAACGCTCTACGTTCAGAAATCGCAATGCTTAAAGAGGACATCACAGCGGCTAAAGAAAACGAATTTGGTCGTAAACTGTTTGAAGCATTCGCAGGCGAATTCATGTCATCACAATTGAATGAAGGCACTGAAGTAGCTAAAGTGAACAAAAAGCTAGACGAATCTGCTAACAAAGTTGCAGAATTAGAAGCAGTGATTACTGCTAAAGAAGCAGATATTGCTACAGCGCAAAAAGCCAAGCGCGTAATGGAAGATCGTATGAATCGCAAAGCGAAACTAGACGAACTACTGTCACCACTTGCTGGTCAAAAGCGTGAAGTAATGTCAGACTTACTTGAATCAGTAAAAACAACTAATTTAAAAACAGCTTTCAAGAAATATCTACCAGCTGTTTTAAATGAATCAGTTTCAGCGCAAGCGGAAACAAAAACATTAACAGAAAGCAAAGTTACAGAACACACTGGAAACCGCGTTGTAAAAGAAACAACACAGTCAACAGGTGACGATGCTGATATAGTCGTGCTAAGAAAACTAGCCGGTCTAAAGTAATTAACCAGAACACAGGAGAATCAAACAGATGGAAAATCTTTTTGAAGGTAACAACTGGGACAACACACGTGATGCGCTACTAGAAGGTCTAGAAGGCACAAAACGTGACGTAATGTCATCAGTACTAAACAACACAAAAGTAGCTCTTGCTGAATCAGCAACAGCAGGCGCAACACAAGCAGGTAACATTGCGACACTAAACAAAGTGATCCTACCAGTTATCCGTCGTGTAATGCCAACAGTTATTGCAAACGAAATCATCGGCGTACAGCCAATGACTGGTCCAGTGGGTCAGATTCACACACTACGTGTACGTTATGCAGACAACGCAGCAGGCGTAACAGCAGGCCAAGAAGCACTATCACCATTCGATATTGCTAAATCATACTCAGGCGCAAACGGTGCAGCACCAGCAGCGACAGCAGCTATGGAAGGTACAGCAGGTAACAGAATGTCAATCCAAGTGATGAAACAAACTGTTGAAGCGAAAACACGTAAGCTATCAGCACGTTGGACATTCGAAGCGGCACAAGACGCTAACGCAATGCACGGCCTAGACGTTGAAGCAGAGATCATGGCAGCACTTGCTATGGAAATCACAGCAGAAATCGACCAAGAAGTTCTAGGTTCACTAGAAAATCTAGCGACAACTGGTGCGACTTTCGACATGACAAACACACAGTTCACTGGTACACCAACATTCGTAGGTGATCGTCATGCAGTTCTAGCAACTCTAATCAACCAACAAGCTAACCTAGTAGCACAGCGCACACGTCGCGGTGCAGCAAACTGGGCAGTTGTTTCACCAGCAGCACTAACAGTGCTACAGTCAGCAACTACATCAGCTTTCGCACGTACAACAGAAGGTACATTCGAAGCGCCAACAAACACAAAGTTCGTAGGCACACTAAACGGCACAATGCGCGTATATGTAAACACATATGCAAATGACGCGGCACCAGTTCTACTAGGCTATAAAGGCTCAGGCGAAATCGATGCAGCAGCATTCTATTGCCCATACGTACCGCTAATGTCATCAGGCGTTGTTGTGGATCCACAGTCATTCGAACCAGTAGTGTCATTCATGACTCGTTACGGTTACGTTGAGCTAACAAACACAGCATCATCACTAGGTAACGCAGCAGATTACGTTTCAAAAATCGAAGTTGCAAACCTAGCATTCGTATAAGTTTTACTTAAACGATTAATAATATTAACCCGGGAGGAAACTCCCGGGTTTTTTTATGTTCTAAGTTAAATCTGATAAATAGACATAGCACAATCTAAGTTTGGAAGAAAATATCATGGCAGAACAATTAAAATTTGGCGACCGACTATTTCTTAAAGGTGAAAAAGTTCTCTTTGATAATGGCACAGAAGATGCGATTATTGAATCGAGAAACGGCACCCTTGTAATTAAAGGCAACTTAACAGTTGAAGGTACAACTACAACATTAGACACTGCATCTACTGTAGTTTCTGATCCGTTTATACTATTAAACGGAGATCATACAGGAGCTGCATCAGAAGATGTTGGTATCGAAATTGAAAGAGGCACTGATATCAACGTCAAGTTTGGATGGGACGAAACCAATAATAGATGGTCAACGTTTGGAAAATTATTTTATTCTAATAATATAGAAGCAGATACTATTGTTGCAAATACTAGTATATCGGGTCCATTGATTTCATCTAATGTTACTATAACAGGTGGTAATATAGATGGTACTGTGATTGGCGCAACTAATCCAGTACAAGCATACTTCACTGATATACATGGTGACGGTACAAATATAACAAACGTTCTTACAAACTACACAACGACAGATTTAGCTGAAGGCACAAACTTATACTTCACTGATGAACGTGTTGATGATAGAATTAATGAATTGTTTTGGGCATCATATGGTATCTCAGCGACATATACTGATCCCGCAGGTGTCTTTGAAATTGGCTTTGATGCTACAAATATAGGCACTGGCGAACAAATTCTTGATACTACTGACACTGTACAAGCGGCATTTAGAACACTTACATCAGGTCCAAACTTAGATTTAACTGTTTCTACTGACGGAGATAACATTGTAGTAGACACCGCAGTAAAAATTAATAACTTAGAATTCAATACATTTACTGGCACTGGTTCAGTAAGTCAATTCACACTTCCATATACAGTATCACAAGATTGGCAAGTTCTAGTATATATCGATGGCGTAGTACAAGAACCTACAACTTCATATACAATGTCTGGTAATACGCTTACATTATCAGCGCCGCTTGCATTAAGTTCTGTAATGAATGTAATTAAGATGGCAAGCAACACAGTTGCATCAGTTGTAACTGATGCAGATACGTTAAATGCACAACCTGGTAGCTATTATCTAGATTATACAAATTTTACAAATACTCCAACAATTTCAACAAACGTATCATCATTTACAAATGATAGTGGTTACATTACTAGCGCAGACATTCCAACAAATCACATGGTAAATGATGCAAGTAACACAGTCGCAGGAAGCATTAGTCCATCAGTTGACGCAACCCATGATTTAGGAACAGCAACAGAACAATGGAATACAATTTATGGACATACAGTAGAAGCAACTTACGCTGACCTTGCAGAAAGATATTCAGCAGATGCTCCTTATGAACCGGGAACAGTTCTAGTATTCGGCGGCGAAGCAGAAGTAACTACAACTACAATGTTAGCAAGTACAAAAGTTGTTGGTATTATCTCTACAGACCCAGCACTTAAAATGAATTCAGCAGCAGGTAATTCACAGACGCATCCTTACATTGCACTTAAAGGCAGAGTTCCGTGCAAAGTAATTGGCAAAATTGAAAAGGGTGATCTATTAGTAACATCATCGACACCAGGTTATGCTAAAGCATCTCTTGGCGTACCAATGATTGGCACTGTAATAGGCAAAGCGATTGAAGCAAAGTCGGGAACCGGTGAGGGAATAATTGAAGTATTTGTGAGTATAATGTAATGACCACAAACATTAATTCATATATCTTAGGTGCATCTACTGTACAGAATACTAATCTACATAATAATGTATTTGGTAATGTCACTGGTACAGCGGTTGAAGGCGACACACAACTTGTAATAACAACAAGTGGCGACTTGTCGGGCGGCGGCACAATTACATTAGGCACTGGCGGAACTCTTAATATAAGTTATACTGGACCAGTTAATGTATCAGAATTGATAAATGATAGTGCATATATTACATCTGCATCTGTACCAACTAATGTAAGTTCATTCACAAATGATAGTGCATATATTACATCTGCATCTATACCAACTAATGTAAGTGCATTCACAAATGATAGTGGATACTTGACAGCACATCAAGACCTATCATCATATGCATTAACTACTCAACTATTTTCTGGGTCTTATAATGACTTAACAAATACGCCAACTATTCCAACAGTGCCAACGAATGTAAGTGCATTCACAAATGATAGTGGATATCTTACTAGTTATACTGATACGACATATTCAACTGCTACATCGAGTACATTGGGATTAGTTAAGATTGGGTATGTTGAGAGTGGTAAAAACTATCCAGTAGAATTATCAAGTGGTAAAATGTATGTAAACGTTCCTTGGACTGATACAGATACTAACAGTGACACAACATATACAGCAGGTACCGGACTAACTTTAACTAGTACAGAATTCTCAGTAGATTCAACCATCGCACCGAAAACATATGTAGATACTGCTATTAGTAACTTAGTTAATGGTGCGAATTCATCTTTCGATACACTGAAAGAAATACAAGATGCAATGGCTACTGATACAGAACTTGCTACTGCAATAGGAAATTTAAGTATACCATCTAATGTTAGTGAATTGACAAACGATAGTGGGTATATCACTAGCTATACAGATACAAATACAGTACTATCTAGTGCATCATTCAGTACAGCAAACGGTGTTCTTACATTAACAAAGAGTGATGCAAGCACAGTAACAGTTGACCTAGATGGTCGCTTTACAGACAACACCCATGCAGATGCAATGAACCAAGGAGTTGCAACTACTGACTCTCCTAGTTTTGTTGATGTAACTGCGACTAACTTTCATGGTACATCAACGTATGCTAAGTATGCCGACCTTGCAGAAAAATATACAACAAATGAGGAACATGTAGTTGGCACTGTAATGATGGTATCATATAATGAAAATTATGAGGCTTCTCCTGCAACATCGGGTAGTTATCCGATTGGTGTAGTTTCAGAGAACCCAGCATTTTTAATGAATGATAGTATAACAGGACAAGCATTAGCTCTTAAAGGTCGAGTACCAGTGAGAGTATATGGTGCAATACGAAAAGGCGAGGCAGTTTATGTTTATGAAAACGGCGTTGCTAGTAATAATTACAATGGAGCAGCTTTAGTAGGAATTGCTTTAGAAACTAATACATCTGAGAATGAAAAACTTGTAGAATGTGTTATCAAAATATAAAGGTTGAGAAAAAATGAGTATAACAAAAGTAAGTAAGTTTGTTTTAGAAGATAACAGTGTATCTTTATTAAAACTAGACACTACTGGTGGATTTGAAGGACAGATATTGTCTATTGGTTCAGGTGGTATTATAGAATTTGAGGATAAATTAGTTACAGAAGATGTCGAAGATATTGTAGCAGGTTTAATCCTGCGTGGAAATCATACAAACATTTCAGTTTCTTATGTTGATGGCACAAATCAACTTAACTTAAATGCAAGCGGCGCAGTCACAAGTGTCAATGGACAAACAGGAGTTATAGTACTAGGAACAGATGATGTTGCTGAAGGTTCAACAAATTTATATTACACAGATGCTAGAGCAGATGCAAGAGCGCAATTAAAGATTGATGCACTTGTAGATACAGCTCCAGGAACATTAGATACTCTAAACGAATTAGCTGCGGCTCTGGGCGATGACGCAGATTTCAGTACAACAATTACTACTAGTATTGCTACAAAACTTTCAACCGCTGATTTTAATACTACTTTTGATACACAACTTGCAACAAAAGATACAGATAACCTTTCAGAAGGATCAACCAATCTATATTATACAGATGCAAGAGCAAGAGGCGCAATTAGTGCAACAGGTTCATTAAGTTATGACAATTCAACCGGTGTCATTTCTTTCACTATGCCTGCACAAACTACTACAGCAATCACTGAAGGTACAAATTTATACTATACTGATGAGCGTGTAGATGATAGAGTGTCAAGTCTTTTAGTAGCTGGTACTAACACAAGCATAACATATGATGATAACGCAAATACTCTTACTATCTCCGCTACCGCAACTGGCGGCTTTGACTTATCATCAAATGATACAGATGATTTAGCAGAAGGCTCAACAAATTTATATCATACAGATGCAAGAGCAAGAGCATCAATATCAGTAACAGATAATAGCGGCGATGGCTCTGTATCATATGATTCATCAACTGGTGTTATTTCTTATACTGGTCCAAGTGCTGCTGAAGTTAGGACCCACATATCTGGTGGAACTGGTGTAACTATAACCAATGGTGAAATTGCTATAGGACAATCTGTAGCTACAACAGATGATGTAGAATTTGTAGACTTAGTTCTAACAGGTGATCTAACAGTACAAGGTACTACAACTACAATCAATACTGAAACAATTGAACTAGCAGATAACATTCTTCTACTAAATTCAAACGAAACTGGGGTACCATCTCAATCGGGTGGTATTGAAATTGAACGCGGTACAGATGTAAATGTGTCATTCTTATGGAATGAAGGTAGTGATTATTGGTCGCTGGGATCTGAAAACTTATTCACAAGCGGTAAGTTCTTGGGTGATGTAACTGGTGACGTAACTGGTACGGTATCATCACTTGCAAATCACGATACTGATGATTTAGCAGAAGGTACAAACTTATATTATACACAATCTAGAGTCGATGCAAGAGTTGCAGCAGGTTTTGCTATTAGATCAACAACAGATTTAAGTGAAGGTGCAAATTTATATTATACAAAT